ATGATAATGTAAATGTAAATGTAATAAATAATAGTATAGAGAATATCCAATCTATTTTTATTTCTAAGACTGATACAGAATGGACTAAAGACTTTGCATTAAAAGAGGCTGAGAAATTCTTTAACTACTATTCATCAAATAATTGGATGGTAGGTAAAAACAAAATGAAATCAGTAACTCATGCCGTAGCTAATTGGATTCTTAGAGTTGAAAAACCAGTCCTAAAAAATGCACCTAAACCGTTTGACCCTTCAAAAGTAATTTGGTAACTATGGGAAAGATTATACAAGCTAACCAAGTTCAAGAGGAGTTATTCCACTTACACAAATATGGTCAAAATGCAGGGCTTAAAATAGGTTTTAACAATTTAGACAAACTCTATTCAATCAAAGAAGGTAGATCAACAATCATTTATGGACATCCAACAAGCGGTAAAAGTCAATTCCTAATACAAACACTTTGCGCTTTAGCAACTAAACACAATAAAAAGTGCTTGATTTATACTCCTGAGACTGGATCAGCGCACGAAATTTACGCTGAGATAATTCATTGCCTGACTGGAAAGACCTTTGACAAACGCTCTATAAACTATCAAATCAGCGAAAAGGAGCTGCACAATGTTTACCCATTTGTTCAGGATTATTTTAAGGTTATTGATGTGGATGAAAAGGGTTTGGACTTTGACGAGTGGCTAAATTTGACTGACGAGGCTATTCGTGACTATGGGATATTCAGTAGTTCAGTTGACAACTGGAATGATATTGAACACAAATACACAAACACTATAAGCGAATACCTAAAACAACAGCTACCTAGAGTAAACAGACACGCAAGAAAGAACAATACTCACAACTTCATAGTAGCACACGCAAGAAACCCTGATATGCGAGGCGGTGATAAGTACCCACCAGCCCCAAGACCTGATGAAATTGAAGGAGGTTCAGTTTGGTACGCTAAGGCTTTGAATTTGATTTGTGTTCATAGGGATTATGAAGAACATGGCGAAGGGTGGAGGCAATCCAGCGAGGCTCAGATAATTATTCGTAAGATAAAAAAAAGGGCAGAAGGCGAAAAAGGAACAGCTAAACTTACCTTTGATGTGTTTAGGAATGCTTACTATGAAAACTTAGGAGAACGCCACTATTTAGAAACACCATTTAATAATATACAACAAACAAAAAACCAATTTAACAATTTAGAAATTACAATTGCACCATTTTAAAAACTACTTAAACATACAACAATGAAAAACAATCAAAATTCAGAGTATCTAAAATTTTTAGAGCAAAAACAAAAAACTATTATTCAAAGTGGATTTGAAGTAAATGATGAACATTTAAACAGTCTAATGTTCCCTTTTCAAAAATTTATAGTAAAAAGAGCATTAAAAGCTGGTAAATATGCAATTTTTGCGGATTGCGGATTAGGCAAAACTTTGATGCAATTAGAATGGGCTAATCAGGTTTTTCAATATACTGGAGAAAGTGTATTAATCCTAGCCCCATTAGCTGTTGCTGGTCAAACAATTAAAGAAGGCGATAAATTTGGGATACCAGTTTTTAAATATTCAAATGATGCTAAAAATATGGGAGGTATTTATATTTCAAATTATGAACAACTTGAAAATATAGATTGTTCTATTTTTAGTGGGATTGTACTTGATGAGAGCAGTATATTAAAGAATTTTGAAGGAGCTACAAAAAAGTTAATATTAGATAATTTTAGCAATACACCATATAAATTAGCTTGTACTGCAACACCAAGCCCGAATGACCCTATGGAATTAGGGAATCATTCAGAGTTTTTAGATGTTATGAGCAGAAATGAGATGCTTGCTATGTATTTTATGCATGATGGAGGCGAAACAGCTAAATGGAGGTTAAAAGGTCATGCGACTAAAATATTTTATCAATTTGTAGGTAGCTGGTCAATAATGCTTAATAAACCTCAGGATATTGGTTTTGAAATGGATGGATATAGTTTGCCTAAGTTGAATTTAATTGAAAATCAAATAATAACACCACAAAGAGATAATGGAAGTTTATTTAATGATGTAATTATTTCTGCCACTAATTTTAATCAGGAATTAAGAATAACAATGAATGAAAGGCTTAATGAAGTTGTTAAAATTATAAATGAAAAACCTGATGAAAACTTTATTATTTGGATTAAACAAAATGAAGAAGGCGAAATGCTTAAAAAGCTATTGCCTGATGCAAAAGAAGTAAAAGGTAGCGACAACTCAGACTATAAAGAAAAAACATTATTAGGATTTGCAAATAATGAATTTAAGATACTTATTACTAAAACTAAAATAGCGAGTTTTGGGATGAATTATCAAAATTGTAAAAATCAAATATTTGCAAGTTTAGATTTTTCTTTTGAAGGTTTATATCAAGCAATTAGGAGAAGTTATAGATTTGGACAAAAAAATGAAGTAAACATATATTTAATCACAACAGATACAATGAGCAATGTAAATAAATCAATTAATCAAAAACAAAAACAATTTGAAATTATGCAAGATGAAATGAGCAAGGCGATAAATGCCAATTTAAATGGACAATTAATGAATAAATTAAACCATGACACAGAAGAAGTAAAAAACGAATGGTATCAAATTAAAAGAGGCGATAGCTGCCAGTTAATTAGTGAAGTTGAAGATGAAAGTGTTGGGCTATCAATTTTCTCTCCTCCATTTGCTGAGCTTTATACATATTCTAATCATATTGAGGATATGGGTAATAGTAAAGATTATAAAGAATTTTTAACTCAATTCGGATTCTTAATTAAGGAACTTTATAGAATTATGAAATCAGGGCGAAATGTAGCAGTACATTGCATGGATTTACCAATTCAAAAAGGCAAAGAAGGTTTTATTGGATTAAGAGATTTTAGCGGAATGATTCTAAGAGCTTTTGAGGATGCAGGTTTTATTTATGCTTCAAGAGTCACAATTTGGAAAGACCCAGTAATTGAGATGCAAAGAACTAAAGCATTAGGTTTACTTCATAAACAAGTAAAAAAAGATAGTACAATGAGTAGAGTTGGTATTCCTGATTATGTAATGATATTTAGAAAAGATGGAGAACGAGCTAATCCAGTAACAAATACTGATATAAGTGTTGACTTATGGCAAAAAATAGCATCCCCAGTTTGGATGGATATTGATTATGGGAATACTTTGCAAGGATTTAGAAATGGCAGAGATGAAAATGATGAAAAGCATATTTGCCCATTACAACTTGACACTATTGAAAGATTAATATTACTATATTCAAATAAAGGAGATACTGTATTTACACCATTTATGGGTATTGGTTCAGAAGTTTATCAAGCAGTTAAAATGGATAGGAAGGCTATTGGATTTGAATTAAAAGAAAGTTACTATGAATTAGCTAAATCTAATATGAAAGTCGCTTTAGTTTCTAAATCTCAAATGTCTTTAATTTAATTAACTATGAACCACTTAGAACGCTACGAATACTACAAGCAACAACAAGAAAGACAATTTAATTTTACTTTAACCAACCACGCAATGGCAGACATTGAACGAAGAATAGGAAGGCGACCACAGAGGATACAAGCCGTAATAGACTTGGAAACCTTTTTAAACGATTCCGAAAATAAGATTTCCAAAATACCTGATGAAAGATTAAGGAATGCTAAACTTGACCAGTTGAAGTTACTTTACAAAGTTCACGACACTATAACTCAAATGCTAACGGCTGAGATGTACGCTTTGGCTAAACTTGACGAGGCTAAGGCTAAGATAGTTGAACTTGAGCAAATCAATTACGATTTAGCAACACGAATAAATGTACTTGAATTATGAAAATTGGATGGTTTAGTGCAGGTATTACTAGCGCAGTAGCTTGTAAATTAGCTTTACAGAATTATGATGATGTTGAACTATACTACATCCAAATTGATTCAGCACACGAAGACAATAAAAGATTTATTGCAGATTGCGAAAAGTGGTATGGCAAAAAAATTAATATTTTAAAATCAAAAAAATATAATAACCAATTTGAGGTTGCTGCAAAAGGTTACATTAATGGGCCAACTGGGGCAGCATGTACCAAAGTTTTGAAAAAAGATGTAAGATATGAACTTCAAAAGCAATATCCTGAAGCTAATCAAATATTCGGTTTTGAGTTTGAAAAGAAAGAAATTAATAGAGCTGTAAGATTTGCCCAGCAAAACCAATCAATCAAACCACTCTACCCACTTATTGAAATGAAGATAACTAAGCAAATGTGTGCTGAGTTATTGTTAATGAATAGAATAAGACTTCCTAAAATGTACGAACTTGGCTATCACAATAACAACTGCATTGGTTGCGTAAAAGGCGGTAAAGGGTACTGGAATAAGATAAGAAAAGACTTCCCTACTGAGTTTGAAAAGATGAAAGATATTGAATTAAAAATCGGTCATTCTTGTATTAATGGAACTTTTCTAAATGACTTATTACCAAATGAAGGTAGAAATGAACCACCTATACTACCTGATTGCGGAAACTTCTGCGAGATAGAATTAGCTGATTTGATTAGTCCTATAACTGATGAAGTCTTAAATGATTCTAAACGCATTAAACAGCTTTATTTATTTTAATTGTAAAAAACTTGTTAAAAACTACGATACAAATAAATTTAAATTTGATTAATAATTAAAACCACTTATGCTAATTAACATCAACTTATGTCTTAGCGACATTCCACAAGACAAAATCTTTACTTCAAAGAATGGCAAGAAGTACCTTTCAATTTGCGTAACTGACCGCAAAGAACCTGACCAATTTGGAAATGACTTAACTGCCTATATTAACCAAAGCCAAGCAGAGAGAGAAGCAAAACAACCAAGAAAGTTTATTGGTACTGCTAAGAACTTAAAAAAGACTGCATTAACTGAGAAGAACGATTTACCTTTCTAATTATGATAACAAAAGAAAAGGCTCAAGAATTAGTTGGAAAATGTTTTGATGTATTTATTAATGATAAATATGAATATTATGTAGAAACTGCTTGGGAATTAGCTAAACAATGTGCTTTAATTGCAGTAGATGAGATATTAGAAGCTACAAAACACGAATATCAAATACAATATGAAAGTGGAGAATGGAGCAGAGAAATTGGATATAAATATAGCGAGTACTGGCAAGGAGTAAAAGAAGAAATTGAAAAGCTATGAAAAAGCCATCAAAAAAAGTAGTTAGCCTAACTCAATGGAGAAGTGAGTACATTTACAAACTTATAGTTGATTTATTCAAGCAAAATTATTCTAAATGGAATGAAGCAAAAAAGCTGTAAAATCTGCAAGGTTAAGTTTGAGCCATTTAAACCACTTCAACAAGTATGCTCGACTGCTTGCGCTATCTTTTTAGCTGAAAAGAATAAAGATAAAAACGAAAAGAAAGAAAAGACTAAGATTAAACGAGAGCTAAGAGAGGCAGCTAAGACTATCAGCACTTACAGAAAAGAACTTCAAATCATAGTTAACAAGATTGTGCGAGAGATTGATGCTGGATTCAATTGCATTAGTTCAAATAGAACTTACAAAACTAATGATCAAGCAGGGCATTACTTCTCAGTAGGTGCTTATCCTACTTTAAGATTTAATCTTCACAACATTTACTCGCAATCGGTAGCAGACAATCTGTATAAGTCAGGTAACCCAATCGGTTTTACTCAGGGTTTAATTAGGGAATTTGGCGAAGATTGGTTAAAATTAGTAACTAAACTCCCTGAAGAGTACAGAGAAATCAAGTTGGACAAAGAAGACATTAAACAGTGCATCCTAAACGCTAAGGACTTTCTTAAAATAGTGCAGGAATATAAGAAAGAAAACGAGATAAAGACCAGTCATCGGATATACTTAAGGAACTTGGGGAATAAGACTATCGGAATTTATGCTGAGTAAACAAGAAATAATACTTCAGTTTTACAATAGCTCAAACCCGATGCAGATTTGCAAGAAGATTTCGCATCAATACTACACTGACGACTTATTACACGAATGTATATTAACTCTTTACGAATTAGATGAAAACAAAATACTTGATGCTTACAATAACAACTACCTTACTTACCTATTTTACAAGATAGTTTACAATTCTTATATCTCTTATACTTCACCATTTGCTAAAAAATACAAACATTTTGAATTCAATACTAATAACTTTACTAAAATTAAAACGGAAAGCGACTTTGAGAGCAACGATTTTGAAAATGAAAATGAAAAATTCACTAAAGATATTGAAAACTCAATAGAAGAACTTGAAGAATACGACCGAGAACTATTTAAACTTTATATCCAATTTGGGGACTTCAGAAAAATAAGTAACCTTGTAGACATCAAATACGGAGCAGTTAGGCATTCAATTTTACAAACAATAAACTATTTAAAAACAAAACACAATGAACAATTTAATAATCTGCATTTTGATTGGTTCGGTAGGTTATGTGATGAGCCAAACAATGATAGAGATTTGGAGGAAGAATTTTAATACTTATCCTAAAAAACCTTTGAGCTGTGGTTACTGCCTATCTTTTTGGATTGGGCTAATAACTTTTATTATCAAAGAACCCACTTTATTTGCGTTTGGTTACGCTTGTTTATGTGCGGTAATGTCTTCTATTATCTTTAAAAAAATAACTCAATGAATCAAGAGATTTACGATATGCTACTTCCTTTGAAATCAAAATGGGAAGTCTACAAAACTGAACATCATTCAACCTTTACCAACATAGATTTTC